GCTAACGCTGGCTCGCGATATGAGGTAGTCCAGTTCGGGATCACGTGGAGTGATCCCAGAAGAAGGAACTCCGAGAACCGCTAAGGTGATAAGAAAACTCTCACCCCAACGGTCCAAGGGTATCTTCCTGGGCCGAGCTACGATGGTTGCCACCCATCGACAGCCGTCCTCGATCCAACTGCGCTTGGGTGGGCCATGGAAGACCCGATCACCAAGCCGTTTTGGACCGAAGACCCTCAACTTGAGAGGAACTTGCTCCACGGCTCTCTTAGCAACTAGGCTTGCGCCTGGCCACTTGGAGAGAATTTCGTTGTGGAGCGAGACCCACTCAAGGGGCGATTCAAACTTCCCATCTGCCTGATAAGGGCGGACGGGGAAGCCTGAGAAGAAGTCGCCACCACAGCTTTCCCGGAAGGGACCGCTGAGGAACGTTTTCTTCGGGTTGGGTGTGAACCCAACCGATTTCAGGATCGCCACGGCGTCGCGTCCTGTCCGTTCGGGAATGACGATGTCATCCCCATAAACGAACAAAGACGAGCCCACCTTCAAGTTGAGACCTGCTGCCAAGATGGAGCAGAACAACAAAGTCTCTAACTCAAAGGTGAAACCGTTGCCCATACTGGAGAACTTCTCCAGTTTGTGCCAGCTCCCTCGAAAGAGAGTCCGGGGGCTACGGCACGCATACAGCAACTCAAACCAGTCCGGAGGAAGAACCTCACGAACCAACTCGATGGCTACTGTATCAGACGCGTTGCTTAGGTCTATTGTTGCCCAACCTCCACCAGCTGACCCATCACGGGCCAATTGCTGATGAAGGTCTTGTCCTGTAAAGGACGGGGCCGCCGTGAGCCGTTGAATAGGGCATGACGGGGCAGAGTTTCTCGCCACGTTAATGCCCACGGCTTTCAGACGCCTCTTAAGGTAACGACCAATCCCGAGCTGGACCCATAGGTTACCTAAGGGTTCAACACAGATTCCCCGATCTTTTAGGGAGTCCTTCGGGACGGTCGTGAACCTATTACCCGGTGTTGTAACCGGAAGAGGAAGACCAGACTGCAGACGAGTCCGACCCCAAAGGGTCGGCCAAAACATGTGCTCGAAGAGCGGCATGCAGTCAGCAGTAACGTGTGGTGTTATCCACAGCTTATCCGCGACCGTACTGAACGGTTGTCCCTTCAATTCGAAACTAGTGCCTGGACCAAACGACCCATCAATTTCTTGAGGGATTGGGCCTAGGATTCTCCCCGCTATCTTTCGCGCTTTGGTCAGAATTGACCTAAGCGCCGCCTCGTAAGGCATCTCGCCTACAGACGGGTAGCGAAGAAGCTCCATGAGCTTGTTGGTCATGTAACACTGTTTCTCGCATAAAATGAAGATTTCCTCTGCAGCCTCTTTACGAGACGCATCGGCTCCTAACAGCGGGCTCTTCCGAAGAAAATCCACTGCCTGGACGTCGCGCCGGTACTTTTCAGCACCGACGCTGCCTTCAAGATAGTTGCGTGGATCAACTGCTTGGGTTGCGAGCTGACCCCACTCACCGTATCTCAGCAAGATATCACAGCTGAGGGAACGAGGAGTGTTGAGGAAACAAAATAACGCGGAGGCCACCTTGCGGAGGCCTGGATCGAAGTTCATAGATCTACTCCAGGTTGGGGTGCGGTCTATGTCAGTATGCGGGTGGTTAGCCCGAAACCGACGATCAAGTCGGAGCGTAACCTTCCGAACCCACCGAGCGAAGCAAGGTGGAGACGAGGAGATTACCATGCTGAACGAAAGCATCCGATACTTTGGTGTTGTCCACGTTTGTGGGCAGAGTACCAGAGCACCGGAGCGGAACCGTCGCGACGACAGTGGGCACACCATTCACGGTCTCAATGACCGGGAAGGAGAACACACTTTCGAACACGCGGCCGTTCTTCGGTCCGTTGTCACGCGTTTCCACCGTGAACGAGGGACGTTGTCCGACGATGGTCGACAACGCATCGGCAGTCCACTTTGCAGGGGAGCGATCCCCGGCGGATGGAACCTTTGCGACGTAGATCACGTCAGTATTGGCGGCGTTCTTCACTGTGATGTTTGCCATTGCAGGCATGATGGAAACCTCTATTTGCCGGTTAAGGCTTGGGTGAGTAGAGAGACGGCTGATGCCGCCCGCGTTTTCGAGGAACCCACGTTCAAGAAACGTGGAACTGTCACAAGGGGCTGCAGAAGCCCTTTCTGACGGACTAGCCGAAAGGAACGTGCTGAGATCGTGGTTTGGAGACCCAAAGACATCTGGGTCACGTCACCGTACTGCTGATCCCAGGTTTCCCGAGCGAACTTCGTACGAAAGGGGTCGGATAGACTGACCCCAACGAAATCCGTCCAGGACTCAACCACATTCCCTACGCCGGTGAACCAGTCAACAACGAAGGAGAAAGGAATAGCCTCCCACGCGATGGCCGCTGGGTTGATCAAACCCAGTTGATTCGCCAAGAACAGATTCAGGTTGTTAACCTGAAGCGTCGCGCCGGTGCGATAAGTCGCCCGGAACTTCGAATTGAATCGAAGACGCCCATCTGTACCTGACGAAGTAGTCCAGCTGCGGGACCGGGAGCAAGAAGCTGATCCCTGTACACGGCTCGACGGGTAAGGTTGAGTTAACACCTCACACGCCGAGAACATGTCCGCAACAAAAGGAGCCCACCCGAACCAATATTCTAACCACAACGCTGATGCGTCATGGGTTCGACGTCTCAGTTCTCTGCGAAAAGATGGAGTCCTGTGCCTCCTCATCGGCTTGTCAATACCGAAGAGATGCAAGGCATCCAAAAGCTCACCCTTACGGATGTGCTTATAGGCCTTTCGGAGCTGAATCGCTCGATTTGCGATCATCCCGAAGGATTCACGCGCCTCAAGCAACGCAACACCCATGGAGGCATTTTCACCGAGAGCTTTCTCTTTGAACCTCGAGTAAGCCTGATTGCTGGCTGCCCGACACCACGTAGGAGTTTGAGTAACACTCCCTCCGTTGTACCAGTCAGTCATTTCAGGCGACCCGGACGCACTCCTTGGCTGAGCTGACCTTGGAACCTCAGGGTTCCGAAGAACAGTGCCAAAGCCGATGATCGTATTAACAGGTAAAACCTGCTGTTTATTTTCACCGGACTTCCACTTCCAACCCGTCCGCACGCGATACAACATGTAACTCGCGATCGGGGTAGAGTTGGGGTAGCAAGTCGTAGGCCACCAGCGCGATTGCTCTGGTAGGTCGTTCTGAGAAGGCATCGAACATCCCTCGAAGGATGGCCGATACCTCATACCCGTGCCCCGAGATGGGACACGAGCTTCACTGAAGTGAAGCGGCCGGTATGCTGACTTTGTGATCTAAGGAGTCAGTTGCCTTAAGACGCACCCCAGGTAGGGCATCAGACGCTCTGAGTCGGAGAGGTTACCCTCACAAACTCTCTACTTTGTCGTCTGATGCCCC